TCTCAGTTAAAGAAACTATGGGGCGAAAAAGGTTCCCAGGTCGATGTCCAGGGAATGTTTAAGTCCCTTCTCCCGGCGGCAGAGAGTGCCTATAAAAGACAGGCCCAGAGGTTGAGTACCCAATGGGGAGCGGCCAACCCCGGCGTGTCTGGTAGTTCTGGACTAGACGCAACCAAGTCACAGGCGTGGGCTGATTTGATATCACAGCTAGGTTCCCAGACATTACAACAGGGACAGCAGTCTGCCGAAGCGGCCACCCAGAGAAGATATCAACTTCCCGGCATAGCCAATCAGTTAGGTGCGTCCAGGGCGTCCCAGGAAGCTAACTGGCAGGGGTTACTAGGCAATATAGCACAGGGAGAACAGAGCCTTGGCACCAGTCGGGCCAACCTTCCACTACAGGTATCCCAGGCGGCCCAACAGTATGAAACAAGCCCATGGGAACAGTTGGCGGCCAGTTTGGTTGGGACTCCGACAATGACCCCGACTACCTACACCCCAGGAACTATTCAGAGATTACTGGGGGTTGTCCAGAACATAGATTGGACTAGCCTAATGAATATGTTTGGCGGAGGCGGCGCTGGCGGGGCCATGACAACGACTACGGATGGATGGACTAGTATGTTGGGAGCTTAATAGGAGACTATCATGCCTTATGGATACGTAGACCAAGACGCCTTAGTTAGGTCAGCCAGGGGAAACGCTTCGTGGAACCCGATGTCTCCAGACATAGATTGGGGTAGTTGGCTAGGGGCTATGAACCAGAACCTTCAATCGGGTCAAGACCGGAAACGTGCACTACAGATTGAGTCCGACACAAACAAGTGGGCCAATCTTTTAAAATCTATTCAGGTACGACAGGCCGAAAAGAATCTAAACGCTCCAGTGGAACCGTTGCCGGAGATATACAGCGTCCCAGAAAAAGACCTGAGAAAGGCTGGGGAATATTTTGGATATGATATGAATGACGTTGCCGGGTGGTCTCCGTCGGCCAAACAAGACCTGATAAAGGCCCATACGGGTGCTATAGAAAGAGAAAAGATAAACAGGATTCTATACCCGCAAGGCTCCAAGGTTAGTGTTGGGGGAACCGGAGGGGAAAACAAACCGTCTGATTTCGATAAACGGGTTGCCAATGCGAGAGAAGCATTTAGGGCGGGTAGGCTTACTCAAGAACAGTTGACCCAGATAGAGACCGGATACCCGCTTACCGTTACCCCCGTGGTGGACAAGAGGGCAAGGCAGAAGATAGACTTCGATACAAGGAAGGCCATATCCAATGCCAGGGGGACCAATAAAGTAGATGAAATAGAGTCGATAAAGAACGACCTAGGGCTGGACTTGTCTATGCCCGAAAAATATAACTTATCCCAAAAAAGAGTCGAGGGGGATGTTGCGGATGACGAAGACTTCAAAACTATAAATAAGTATGACGGGATGTTCCAATTCTTTTGGGATAACCTTCACAATAAAGTTAAGTTTAAGGACTTTTTCCTATCCCCAATGGCCAAGAGTAAGGACATGGATGTTGACGCCATAAAGAGATGGTACGACATTTATGATTAGTGCAATGCCTAATCAACACATAACCCTATCTCCAGAAGAAGAAAAGAAGTTTCAGTTCTGGTATAAAACGTGGGCTAAAAAGTCGAACATAAATCCTAACCCGGACGACCCATTGCACTATTATGACTATCGGGCGGCCTATAAAGCCGGGGTTAAACCAGCCATAGACCCGGAGGACAAGAAGTACCATTGGGATAGTCGGTTCAAGGACAATGAACACCCCAATCGGTTTGTCAAGGGCGTTGACACCAAGACTGGGGAACCTGAGAGTTCTGAGGATTATTATAAACGATATACGGAAGATTTCCAGAAATGGAATGCGAAGCCTACGGCTGGCCCGTCATGGACTAAGTATTTACCAGAAGAGATAGTGAAGGGGTCTCTGTTTATTCAGAAGTTAATGTCTCTCTCCGGTAGTCCCACGGCACAGGCGGTTGGCCGGGCATATCAACCATTACAGGAATCTATCTCTCCAGAAAAAATAATCAGCGGATTAGGAAAACAGGTTGGGTCTTTTGCTGAAGGAATAGCCGGAACGTTGACCCCGCAAAAAATAGGGGAAATGCTCAAGCAAAAGGAACAGGAAAAGGGCAACGTACGTCCATTCCTAGATATAGTTGAATCTGGGAAAACGGTTCCCATGCCGCCAGCGGAAGAAGGAAAAGGAATAATTAAGAAGGCGAGGGAAATAGCGGGAGGGCTGGGACAGTTCGCTAAAGAATCTGTTTCATATATACCAGAACTATTGGCCGACTTCACGTCTAACCCATTAAAGACAATAGAAGAAAGGCCATTGGATATCCTGTTTATGATAGAGGGTTCTGCTGGCCCTAAACTAAGGGCTAGGGCACGAGCCGTTAAGGCCAAACTGTCTTCCAAGGGATTTGAGGCGGTCAAGCCAGAGATAGAACAGATTGCCAAGGAATTTCAAGGGGAGTATGCCCCCGAATCAGAGACCGGGATAACTTATGGACCCGGCGGTGAACAGATAGGCAGGAACATTCCTACTCCACCTACGTATAAGGCAAGCCCACCTAGTGTTGTCGAGGGCGCGGAGGGTACGCTTGGGGCGGTTCGACCATTGAGCCTGACTGAGATACAGGCCAAACGGCGTAATGTCCCTGGGCTTACGGTAGAACAGACGGGGGAAGGTGGGTGGAGTCCAGAGGCATTGGCAAGGCAAAAGAACTATGCTTACTCTATCTATGATACTAAAACAGGAAAGATAAGGCCCTTACCGGGTGTTGACGCTATTGATTATCAACCCAAGAGCTTTGAGATTAAAATACAGGAAAACAAACTTACTGGGAAGAAAGAAGTAATAGACCAAGGTGTAGAATCTCAGGGACGTCGGGTACCCGGACTTACAATAGAACAACGTCCACAGAGAACACCGTCAACCCAAGAGATGTATGCAGAACCGTTGCCCGGTTCGGAAGAATGGATGGCTGAGGCATTGAAGAATGCCAAACCCAGGGAAGGGTTCGAGTCTGCCATACCGGTTGAGGGAAAACTAGGCCGGACAGTAGAACCGAGAGTCCCGCCCGTTGAAAAAACCCCTATGTTTACTAGGGATAAGAACTACGCTCGACCTATTGTGGGCGCATTGGTTACTGTTGTGGATGACGCCGGTAGACCCATACTGAACAGCAAGGGCCAACCCATGTCTATTACCGAATATTCTAGACTAAAAAAAACACAACAGAATATCAAATCTACAGAAGACTTCTTGGTCGCGACCACGGGGGCCAGGATGAAAGAGCCGGGGAAACCAACAATTTCCAGCGAACCAACCCTTCCTTTAACAAAAGAACAGTTAATTAGCAAGGAACTAGAAAAACAAATAAGAAAAACCAGCTCCAAGTCTTCCGAACAGGAACAGATTATATCCCAAGAACGTGGCAGAAGAATGTCTGAATTTGAAACCAATGCCGAAAAAAACAACTGGACAGGCCAAAAATATGCCGAGGAATTAAATAAGGCCCTATCTGGTTCTATTAAAAGGTTGCAGTTTGAACCAATAGAAAAGAATTTCTTGCCAGACGCCATAGACGGAATGTTTGATATGATTAGAACTTCTCCGGCTCTAACAGAATGGGAACATCCATCAACCAATGCCGGGCTATGGAAAATATTACGTGGAGAAATGCCAGAGCCAGCACAACTTTTAAAATTACAGGATGTTTTTGGTTCAGACGTGATAAAGGCCATTATGGACAAAAGAGGGTTTTGGAAAAAAGCCGTAGACATGTTGTATGATACCGGTAATATCCCCAGGTCTCTAATGGCATCGTTTGACCTGTCTGCTCCATTTAGGCAGGGTATTCTATTGGTTACCAAACCCCAAATATTCTTTCCGGCAATAGCTAAACAACTTAAATATTTCGCTAAACCAGAAGCATATGAAGAATCAATTGCGGCCATACGTGCTAGGCCAACATATAAGTCAATGCGTCGCGGGGATGTTGTTTTCACCAATGTTGGGAAGGCGTCCGCAGGAAGAGAAGAAACGTTTATATCTACATTGGCAGACCTTATACCGGGAGTCAAGGCTTCCAATCGTGCGTATTCTGGATACTTAAACCAATTAAGGGCCGATTATTTTGATTATATGTTTAATAGGGCTCTTAAAAGATTTGAAAGGAACCCAGATAAGTATGCCAATCCGGAACACAACGTTCTCCTGTTGAAGGCGATGGGAAAATTGGTAAACTCTGCCACGGGGCGCGGCTCTATTAAGGGATTTGAAAAATGGGGCAAACCACTGAACGCCTTTTTCTTTTCCCCCCGTTTGTTGGCTTCAAGAATAAACTTTATAAATCCGGCTTATTATGAATCCCTTAAGGTTCCGGGGGTAAGAAAACCAGGATTTGTCGGAAAGATTAGGGCGGATAGATTTGTAGAAACCGAAGCATTGAAACTGGCTGGCGAGGGGTTGGCTACCGGAAGTGCAATCTTGGGGTTGGCCAAACTAGCCGGTGCCGACGTTGACCTTATTCCAACCCATTCTGATTTTGCCAAAATAAAAATAGGGAATACCCGGATAGATATTATGGGTGGCTTTGCTCAATACTGGAGATTCTTAGCCGGGATGGGCGAGTACATGTATAAGGAAATCGACAAGGATATCCTGGGTAATGAGAACCAAAAAATAAAAAGAACCGGCGACGCCATTATAACTAGGTTTATAGAATCAAAGTCTGCCCCCGCCGCGTCTTTCGTTTGGGACTTCTTTAAGGGAAAGGGGTACATAGATAAGGACTTTAATTTACCAAAAGAAGTAATCGAACGACTTGTGCCTATGCTTTTTATGGATGCCAAAGATTTAATCCAAGAAAACCCAGAGTTAATTCCACTGATTATTCCAAGTCTTTTGGGTGTTGGAATAGACACCTATGAAGCAAAATCTAAAAAGAAGAAGAAGATATACTAATGAACAAAACAATTTGGATTATATTCATCTCTTTGGTATTAGTGCTGTCTTTCATGGTTGTCCGGGACTGCAAGATATCCAAGCAGATAAGTGAACTATCTGACATAGAGAAGAAGTATGAGGCATACAGGGCCATAGCAACGGCTGACCATGAGATACAGTTGGGGATAATAGCCAAGGCCAACGAGACCATAGCTATAAAGGACGGGGAGATAGACTCTCTGAACACGGTTATTCAGGCCAAGGAAACAGAGAACGCGCACCTGTCCAACCAGTTGGACGACTTGCAGAACACCGAACCGTCGTATCCAGACATGGAAACCCACCCACTGGTAATCAATCTACGGGCGCAGATAAAGACCTTGGAGTCGATGTACAGCCTAGCGCGGGAGACGATATCCCAGAAGGACTTGGTCATAGACGCGTGGACTACCAAGTATAATCTGCAGGTTCAGATAAGCGAGTCATGGAAGAAACAATATACCGACGAGAACACTTTACGAATCATGTCGGAGGGGTTAACGGAAGGGTGGAAATTGGCGGCTAAACGAGCCGATAGGAACAACAAACTGTACAAAGTACTGGCGATAGCTTGCGGGGCAATTGCCGGGTATGAGTTAATAAAATAGGGAGGATTTCATGCACATTCTGGGATTCACGCTTGTAGAATTCGCTACAGGGTTGGTTGGTTTAGGGTTCGTTTTGTACTCATCCATAAAGATGTTCAAGGAAATTAGCGCACGGCGTCGGGGACTACAGGGTAATCCCAAGCGGTGTGAAGACCACGAGAGTAGGATACGAGAAACCGAAAAAGTAATTCACGGTCTCCCGTCACGCCTTACCAGCATGGAGGGAGACATATCCGACATTAAGGGTGACGTTAGAACGCTACTTAATATGCATTTAAAACCTTAAAGGAGTATCATGTTTACTAAACTTATCGATTCACTCAAGTCGTTGGTTATTAAGCTTTGGGCCAAGGTTAAACTTATCCACTGGGGATTCGGGGCCTTCCTGGCGTGCTATGCCGTGGCTATGTACGCTCACATTCTTAAGTTCCTTGCGGGAGACCTGTTGGGGTTTGTCCTGTTGAAGTCCACGTTCATTGAGGCGGTTGTTATGTACATCGTTGCGGTTATTATACTGGGGATAATGAGCAAGAAAGATGCCTAAGGACAAGACAGCTTTCCAGAAGGCCATAGCCGACCTTAGGGAAGAGAACGCCGACAAGTTAAAGCCCATCTTTGAGGCTATGTATAAGATAGCAACGGGGTCAAAGTCCGAAGATAAGGATTCCGTCAATGCGGCCAAGGTCTGCATGTCTCTCTTGGGGACACCCAAGCCGCCGACTGAAAAGAGCGAAGCTATTAAGGAATCGTCCACGGTAGACCTTGAACCAGATGAATTAACAGAGGAAGAGTCAAACGAAATAGATGAACTGCTCAACGCCTAACCATCGCCATAAATGGCGGCAACTTAGGGAACTGTCTAATCGGTCATTCTTTCATTTCATTAGAATAGTAAATCCTCCGCCCCCGAAGTGCGCGCCACCCAGTAGGCAAATCCACAAACCCCTGTGTGATTTCTTCCAGAATAAGTTTATCTACCGGAAGGCAATTGCAATGCCGCGAGATTGGCTTAAATGTCTTTCGCCAAATACCCTTATCCAAATGGCAGACGGGTCCGAGAAAAGAATAAAAGACATTGCTCTTGGTGATAGACTTGTCGGATACAATGGATTTAAACAGACCTTTGGCACGGTTACTGGGAAGGGAGAATCATATGCCGATTTGTATGAGATAGAGTTTAGAAGTGGACGGTCTATTATAGCATCAGGGGAACACAAATTCCTTCAAGTTGACGGTTCATATAAACCCCTCCCTAAATACGGCGCATCTCCGCGCGGACTAAAAACAGAACCCAAAGAAGAAATATACATTGATGATGCGGCGTTGGTGTCCTATTTAGTTACTGAGGGGTGTTTGGTAAGCGGAAACATTTCGTTTACTAATGGACTTGAGGAAGTAAAACAGGACTTTGAATCTCTGATTGCCAAAAAGGGATGGTCATATAAAAAGACCAATAAATCAGGATGTAATGAATATAGATTAAACGGAGGAGACAGGCTCGGTAAACGCCACGGTACTCCCCGAGCTTGGGCCAGGGAAATTGGGATATATGGAAAAGGCTCCAGAGAAAAGACGTTGACGGATTCAATCATGTCTTCTGGGACAGATATAACAAAACGTGTAATAGAGATTCTTTTTGCGACCGATGGAACTCTCGGTGTATATACTGGAATACCACAGGTCGCATACTGTTCCGTTAACAGAAATTTGTGTTTACAAATACAAAATATTCTTAATAGATATATGATTTTTTCGTCTGTTAATTTTGTCAATAACAAATTTGGTGGAGCGTATTACCTTCGAGTTAACGGGACGGCTAGCCTATTTAGATTTACTGATATTTTCTCTATCCCAGGAAAATCTGATGCAGTTGCCAAGGTACGGGATGCTTGTAAAAACATTGGGCCGAATACAGCGGACAATCTTTTGCCGGATGATATTAAAAAACTAATTACGGAGAAGGGCCTGAGGAATGGGCGCGGTATTCGGGTTGACAATCACTATAGACTTTCCCGCAACAAGGCTAGGAAGATAGAAAGCATAAGCAACATTGCTAACGAAGACATAAATTGGGACGATGTTGTTTCCTGTAAACCCATTGGAAACATGCCCGCAGTTGACATATCGACCACGACTAATAATTATGTGGCCAACGGGTTAATAACACATAATAGTTCTCTCTACACTAAGTGGGGTGTTATTTATGATTATCTCCAGAACAATGAGTGTAGAATACTGATAGCGGCAGAGAACGAAAACCTTGCTGGCCGGTTCTTGCAGTGGATAGAACGACAGGTGCTTACCAACAAGAGATTACGAAACATGTACCCTGAATTAAAACAGGTGGACAAGGCGTGGACTCGTTCTCATAAATGGTCTAAGTCGGAGTGCGACCTTCCCCGCCGAGGGACATATTCAGAGCCATCTATTACAGCCATTGGAGTAGGCGGTGCCGCACAGTCTGGACACTATGATGTGGTTGCGATAGATGACTTGGTTGGCAAGAAGGCCAAGGAGTCCCCCTTGGTTTTGGAGTCTGTTATGAGGTGGCTTGACAATGCCCCCGAACTTCTAGTCCAGCCCTTTAGGGATATGCCTAATCCGTCTACTATCAGGGTGATTGGGACTTTCTGGTTTCCCGGAGACTTCTTGTGCTATGTACGAGATAAGTATCCAGAATACAAATTCAAGGTTGTTCCGTGTAGGAAAACATTAAAGGAATCGCGGTGGCCTCACCTAGAATATGTGCAGAACCCCAACGTGGAAGCGGGGGAATCCAACTGGCCGGAACAGTTTCCTACGGAATACTATGTAGAGATGTTGGCTAACCCAGAAAAGAACATAGACTATTGGGCGCAACACATGAATGACCCTGAACAAGCAACTGAGTTAACCACGTTCAATGTTGAGTGGTATAAATATTATCATTTTGAGGAAGAGGGTGGTAATACATACATAGTCTGTGAGGATGACAAGGAACGATTCAGGGTAGGGTCTTTTCTGACCTATGCCTTCCTTGACCCAGGTGGATTTACCGACAAGCGGTTAACCAAGTCTGGAAGTAGGACAGGAATACTAGTCGGTGGTCAACCGTCTGGTTCCCGCAAGAAGTTTGTCACCTATACATGGGCCGGTAGATATAAGAATCCAGACAAGTTCATGGATGAAATATTCAAAGCTAACGATGTGGCCAAACCTGTTCTGTGGAGACAGGAGATATATGCTCAACAGAGGTATATCCTGGACGACATCAAGAAGGAAGCCAAGAAGCGGGGGAAACCCCTAAGGATAGTAGAGCTTGAATCGGACGAGAGGAAGGACGCCAAGGCCCTCAATATAGATGCATTAAAAGCACCGATGTTTAATGGGGAAATCTATATCCACGCATCAATGAAGGATTTAATAAGCGAGACCCAGGTATACCCGAATGGAACGACCAAAGACCTCTTGGACTGCCTGGCCCAGATAAACAAGACATACTGGAAACGGGGAGAGAAGAAGTCCTTGGTCGCTCATTCGTCGTATCTAGAGAAGATAAATCAAGGGGAAAGCCGGACTGGTTATTAAGGGGGACATCGGATTACCAGGAATCCCCGAGTCGTTTGAGTTTATCATCGATAGAATCAACAATACACCGTTCTTTTACTTCTATTTCTTGTTTAATGACGGTCTTCTCTGATTCCTTCTGCCCCCCGAACCATTCTATCTGTGTAGACTTAAGCGCGTCTCCGAGGATGGACAACATGCTAATCTTAACCAGCACCATATCGTAGTGGGCCATCCAAGCACCTGTTCCAGCGTTGCGGATGGAACGTTTGGACCACCTAATCTCTCCGGCCTTGGTTTCATTGAATGGCATAAGGGCCACACAGGTATCCTTGTTATTCCAGAATATTCCTATTCCAACTCGATTGTGGCGTCTATCTAGGGGGTCTCCAAAGTAGACCAGTTTCTTGAATGGATACTCGTTGACTATCTTCTCACAGTCCGGCTTCTCGTGCTTCTTGTACTTGCGTTTGGGCTTTACTTCGGGGACGTTGGTGTCTTCCATTATCTTATAAATCCTTCTATCTGTTCCTCGCACGAATCCTTAAAATCGATGATTATATCCAAGGCCTCCTTAATCTTTTTAGCGTCTTTGGGGTCTTTGCACATTTCATCTGGGTCTAGGAATCCCCCGTCTGTAAGGTCATAAAAGAAGTCGTCTGTCGAACAGTCTAAATTGTCTTTAAGTTTCATGGTTACATCTCCTTCTTGGCAATATGATATTCTATTAGAGAAATAGACACGCTAACTATAGCACAAATAAGCAGGAGTCCCTTAAGCCATCCGGTAGATACGGAAGCGTTGACTAAGCCGGAAATGGATAACCCTAAAAAGACCAAACAATCAAACTGATGTTTTTTCATTGTTGGTCTCCTTATCGGGGGTTAATATAAAATTAGGGTTGCCAACTTCGGGGGAGATGGATATAAGTAGTGTTCTGTTTTCCGGTACTTTTTTTGTCTCTCTGGTGTACTGGTCATAAGTCACCCTATGTTTGTGTCGGTCGCAAACTATCCTTACGGCTTCTTCTTGGTTGTCGGCTAAAACCTCTTCGGCAACATCTTCCCATATCGCCAGACCTTCTTCTAGTGTTCTTATCTTTGCCACATACACTTTTTTGGTTGTAGGTTCTATCATTTTATGTCTCCTTTTATTTTATATCTATGGTGTGCAATAGTTCACACGAACCAACATAAAAATGTTGACTGGAATTTTTTGGCTCTAACTCTTCCAGTTTTACTAGTTCAGGAGTGACCTTGACGATAGCTTCGTTTACATCTTTTGCAAGGACAACCCTTCTACGCCAATGTGCGCCATCTTCTCCCATTATACAAACTACATATACTTTTAATGATTTTTTCATGTCATATCTCCTTATTTAATTAAACTATTGGCAACCAATGAAAGCTCTTTACTTAGTTCCCCGTCTTTACTTTCTTCTAATACGTCTGGGTTGGGGGTATTTCTGTTACGTTCTATCATTTGTAAGAACCTTTTTTTCAATTCATCTAGTGCTTCTATTTCCTGGGGAACTTTTTTGTTTTTAAACCTACACGATTCTATTATAAAAAAGTACTCTCCGTCTTCAGCATATCTAATCAGGGTCTTTCCCCCGTGTTCGTTATAATACCCATTGCCAAATATTGTCATGTCATGTCCCCTTTTATCTTCTCTTCCAACGCCAGCTTGTTATTGGCATTTCGCTTCATCCAGAACCCGGCCACGCCACCAGTCCACCCGGACAGGGCCACGGGGAATATCCTCTCCACCGCCGGACTAATGGATGTCCCGTAGACCAGAGCAAAGACACCAATGGAGTAGAGGATGAACGCCGCCCCAGAGTTAATGGTTATCCGTATGTTTACGTTCATTTGTCCCACCACCTTAGGCCATCGGGTGTTATTTCCCAACGTCCAGGTTGGCGTGGGGGCAAGGGAGTATCGTCAGGGTATCTTATAGTTGGAGGGGTACCGATAGGTGGCGTCGGGGGATTATTCATATCCCTAATCTGTTTAAGTAATTCCAGCATATCCTTGTGTACCTTGTCGATGTGTTCCAAGAGTTCCTTTACGTCGTCCTTCTTGACCTCCTTCTTAATCTTTGTCGTCATGTTTACTCCTTACAATGGTATATGGTTTATACCAAGCAACCAGCAATAGGGTATCTATGGATGTTTTTAGTGCACGAACCGCGTCAGAAAGGTCTCTCTCTGCATCTATAAAACGCTCCATCTGTTCCGCTAGGTCTTTAGTCTTTGTCTTCATGTTTACCATCTGACCCAGGTGTCCATAATTTGTCAATATCTGAGTCCAGTCTTTTTAATGCGTTTAGAATGTCTTCAATCTGTTCCAGCATCTCCATAATCATTTCTTTGTTATTTTTCTTCTTCGTTTCCATCCTCATCCTCCCACTTGGTTGTCGTGTACTCGTAGGTGTCGATAACGTCATTCACCTTGTCAGCCAATTCCTCACCGTCCTCCCACGTCCTGTTTATGAATCTCCACGCCACCCTCAACATCTCGGACATCTTGTCCATGAGCATGAGGGCTTCATCCAACCGTTCCTTGTCTGTCTTTTTCATTGTATTCTCCTTTTGTTCTTTATATATACTCCCAATCATTTCCTTTGTCAATGGTTTTGTGTCACTCAATGTACAGTCTCCTTTTCGAGGGACTTGAGATAGATGTCTGATACCCCAAGCTCGTATCCAACCATGAACATATCCTTTATCCCTGATTCGTTGAGATAGGATTTCCGTTCATCTTCCGTCATGTTCTCCCAGATGTCCCGCCACCGTCTCTCTTCCAGTGCCAACCCAGCTTGGGTAAGCATGATTTTAGGATTCATTTCTTCTCCTCATTAGCTAGGTCATCGAACTCACCGAGAACTAAGTTGACCACCATTTTCATTTCTTCCTCTCCGCGTCTCTCCAGGAATTCTTAAGCCCTGCGCTCTGCCAGAGCTGGGGTACTGGCCACCGACGCTTCTACTCCGTATCCAGTCGAGAACTCGCTGGCTTTATATCGTGGCCCCTTGACCCCTATTAGAGAGGTTCGATGGATAAAGAATTTATATCCAAACATCTCGAACTCTCCAAGAACGCGGACTGATTCTAGGTTTCCAAACCATTTCCTAATGTTAAGTCTCTTGGTCATTTCTTCTTCCTCTTTAGATATAGACTAACACCCCCCCTCGCCTTCCGTATCTCCCCGAACTCAAAGAACCTGCTTATGTCAAGGCCAGTCCTACGCATCCTTTCAAGGTCTTCGGCACACGAGGTCTTGTACCTCAACATTCGGTTCTGGTATGTCTTAGACTTGAGGTCATGACCAGTCCTGTATTGCCACAGGGGACAGTCGAACAGACAGCAAAGACCGACTTCCTTATCGTTTTCCCCCGCACAGTCAAAACAATGTTCCTTGATGGCCCTGGTTCTGTTCATTAGTTTACTCCTTAGAGAAAGCATCACAATACGTGGCGTCATCATTTGGAGATATGGGATTTTTGGGAACATCACTAAACCCCGTATCTTCTAGAACCACCCATTGAGGGAGCGGACACATACATTCCCAGTCATCGCCAGCCCCCCACGCCCAAGTACACCCAGCGCATTTCCTTGTAACAACCTTGTTGCTGTTCATGGCTCAACACCAAACTTGGGGTCACAATTAGGCGGATGGTAAGTAGTCTTTTCAACTTTAATAGAAGGATACACTACGGATGTTCCATCGGTAGGGGGTATAAATTCGGCACTCCTCCATTCTCGTTGTTCTATGTCCATTCTCATTCCCCGCTCCTCTATGTCTTCCCTAAGCCACTTAGCATAGGTGTCCCGCTTCCTTAGGTCTTCCATGCAATACCCTTTGTTCATAAACCTGAAACTGTACTGTTCAGCAGAGGCCCACAGGAACCATTGGTATGCCCCGGCGGGAAGTTTGGCCTTGATAATGTCTATCAACTCTATGCCAAGGTCTCCAATCTGATAGTGACTGCTTGACTGTATAGCGTCGGATACGGTCTTCATTCTTTACCCTCCTTGTTTAAATCGGGAACCTCATCGAGGGACAAGTAGATGGGTATCTTCTTCCCCCGAGCAAAGTTAAACTCGGCCAACGCTCCAGGGCTACTAGTCCACCCGCGAACCATTATAATCGCTTCGGACGCGTCAAGCCACTCCATGCTAGTAAGTTTTATTTCAGATTCAGATATTGCCACGCCATCACCACCAACAAGGAACGTCAACATATCCTCTCCGGGGCAGTATGGAGACCATCCCTTTTTCATAAGACTACGCTTGGTGGCTACCATGTCTCTAATATTTAGAAGATACTCTATGGCATAATTGTCGGTGTCCGGGCGCATTCCACGCGGTGTTATTGGGCCAGCTATGTATATCCTCATGCTAACTCCAGGCCGACAATCTTCCTAACCCGATATCCCTGTCGATAGTAATGTTTCCAAACCCAATTACGTTTTTCCCCGTGGTCTACGTCCCAGCCATATTCAGTTGAGCCACAATCCAGAACGAAACCCATAATAGCATTGGACTTAGTTGAGTAAATACCCGATTCAAACCGCTCCTCCAGTGTTCCGGGAGGAACGACAACCCAAGCGTGGCGCACGTCAACAAAATACTTTCCCGTATAATGTTTTTCTTTTTTCATGTTATTCTCTCCACATTGTCATGTTTATTCCATGCATGTCCTTTATGCCGCCTATGATTTCCCCCGCCCCATCACAAAATTCAGTTATAACCGTTACCTTCTCCACCCGGTATCCCCAGCGATAAAGACGTTTCCAATACATATCTCTGTTGTCTACCTCCGATGGAAACGGTTCTGCATTGTGCGTAGATTCAATCATATAGATACAGCCTGAACGATTAGTGCTTATCGTTTCCCACATATACCTTCCCTTGGGGGACTTGATTACCCATAAGTTTTGTTTCTTCATCGTATCCTCATATCAGTTTGTCTATTTCTTCTGAGAGGATAAGTCTCTTGTCGAAAGCAGAAGAGTTTAGGAACGTCCTTGCGTCTTCGGCAGAGATAACGTTTATTGCCCTTTCACAATAACAATACATAGCAACTATCTTCTCAATCTTGTATCCCCGCCTTTTGAGCTTCCTCTTCAATGCGGTGACATCCGTGTCCATGTATTTAGCTAACTCCACCACCGGAACCAGATAACCTTCAAGATTCTTCTTACTCATTATTTCCTCCATTGAAATTAATTTTGGCATTACGCATTCTCTAGCACTCATCATTCCCCAGTCTATCTCTAGAGAGATTCGGGACGGACCTTGAGCGCTGGAAACGTGGCTAGTATGGGTTTCCAAGTAAATTCCCCTCCTTCCTCGAAATCAAACACGATAATTCCCACGTCCACTACTCCTTCACATTGTCTTATACCATAATGACTGTTGTATGTCAAGGCCGGGGTTGTTATCCCCAACCACGTCGGCCCCCCGCAGTATGAGAAGTAATGCACGTGACTATTACCGACTATAGCAACCTTCCCGTTGCGACGAATCATAATGGTACCATTCTTTGTTTCGACACACCACGTAAAACCGTTATATGGAATCTTTTCTACCAAGGGTTTTTTACCCCTAAATCGCGCTATCCTTACGTATGTTTTTTTAACATAGCGGATAAGATAATTTTCATTCCCCCATTTTTTTCTAACATCAATCTGGCTTTTATATCCATGGGTAACTAATAAAATTTGGATTCTGTCGGCCAGGTCTTTGTTTCCAGTAAAAATTCTTCCTTCTATCTTTGCATCGGAATCAGTGTGTCCATCTCCTTTGACGTATTCTGTCAGAAACAAAGAAAACTGGCGTTCGCTCATTTCCATCAACCAATTAGGGATATTCTTTTCCCCGCTTAATAGATTGATTATCTTTTTTGAGTTTGGTTGTTTTAAATAAAACGATATCGTGTTTTCTTTGGTCATATATTCTTTGTTGCCATCAATGAATTTATGGCCAGCGTCTCTCCTTTCGTGTTCTGTGTACGGAATTTTACATTCTTTTAGTACTTCTCTAATATCTTCGGCCCTGCTTTTTCTTTGGAATAGCCTTACGTTGTTTTTTTCAAGATTACCAGCAGAGCGATTACCGGCATCCATGTTTCCTTCTGCAATAACCCAGGCTAATAGCTTTATCATTGCATCAGAAATTGGTAGGTCTTCGGTAGGAAGAATTCCAGACACGGGTAGATTGTATGCGGCCATTGCTGATAATTTTTCTGCTGTCTTTTCTAGCCACGACTTTCCTTGTGGCACCCCATAATACATCGTATGATTGGGGGAAACGCAGATGTCCATTCCCTTTGCATGAAACCAAATCATTTCTTTAAATGATTGATTTGATACCTTAGATATTATTGTAGACCATTCTAGATTCCTAGATTCTTTATTGAGGGTGACTATTTCATCTGAATCTAACACTTCTCCATACCCTTTCCATCCCCTCTTTGTCAATATCTCGGTATCTTCCGATAAACACCGAATCAAGATATCGGACTTAGGCTGTCGTTCATCCTCGGAGTTCCACACCACGTTCCAGAGTCTTGCGCGGGACAGCGGGGTAGTCCGGCCATGGGGGACAGAAGACCCGCCTATCTTGTGCTTCACGTCCAGGTTGCACCCGTTGATAGAGAAGAAGTCGTGCCCGGAAACGTGTATCTTCTGGTTAGGAAGGATATCCTTTAGGGTGGATTCAAAGTCTTCCGTAGCCCCCACGTGGTAGGGGGTTCCGTTTGTTATTCTTACAATTGGTGCCTCAGTGTACTCTATGGCCCTCGCCGCCATTAGAACCTGTTGGTGCCGGTCGGACGTGACCAGTTCCACCCCTCCAGACCGTTCTCCCTTCCCTTCAATACAATCTGCGTTTACCGCAAGTATGTCAATTGGTTTTATGGAATCCATGGCCTTGGTGTAAAACTTCCACAGTTCCCGCTCGAAGGCACCAGTCTTGGAAGTGGCCCCCGTACCGGAACGCCAGTATTCGGGCGGTGTAAGCCCGTACTCATGACCAGAATGCAGGTCGGCCATTACCGCAAGTCGTTTCTTTCTCTTCAATTACCACTCCTTTTAGTTTCGCATTCGTTGCACAGCGTTCTGTACCATCCCCATCTTTCTGTCACGTGTCCATCCTTACCACATTGTTCACAGGTGCGTTCGCTTTCATCTTCTGCTTCTTTGATAGCTTTGTCAGCGTCGTCGTCCCCGCCCTCTATGTATTGCCTAAGTGTCCCATACTTTTCCTTCACCTGTACCGCTTGGATATCCATCCCGGTTTTATTGGAGGTGTCTTCTAATCTCTTGGATAGTTTCTTTATAATCTCGAACCACCCGTCCCCGCATTCGAATCCCCACAACATGCACGTTTGCATGGGGGATGAATTATGCTGTTGGTAGAGTCGGGGGAACATCTTGTATAGGTATTCCGTATTAGTTTGGTTCATCTTAGTCCCCCCACATCTTACACAATGCGTCTATAACATCTAGCGTGGGAGACCCGGGGGTATACAGCCAGAAATACTCGCACTTCCCCTTTTTTATCTTGACATATGGCGGGGCAAAATAGCATTGACCTTCTGTCCACGGCTTTGCCATATACCGATAACACCTTTCCTTGGACGGGCAACCATCCCGTTTACACATTGTTATATCAGGCATTAGAATAACCTTCCTTTCTTTTTGAGAGCGTCGAAGCTCTCCGGGTATTCCCATACCCCGTCATAGATGAACTTCCAACCCTGAACAAGTTTAAACTTCATGCATTTTCCATTAGGATTGATGTCCCCCTTTTGGTTCTTGGCCTTATAGATTTTAACCAATCCGCACGCCTCGTCCTCGAGCCTGTCGAGGGTCACATACAGCCTGGGTTTCTCCGCAGAGAAGTCTCCCCCGCGCCCGACTTCCTTTCCGAAACCTTTTTGGAGAAGTATTAGAGCTATCCCACCTTGAAGCCTTTGGTAGATATCCCGAATATCGTTGGCTACGCGCCAAAACTCTTCCCCAACTTCAAGGTAATCAACGACGTTTATTTTACCCGGCCTAATAACGTCTGCATAATTAGATGAACGCTCATAGGCCTTAAATCTCCAACTATGTATGTCAATGTCTGTGTGCTTATAAACGCGGTTATGAAGTTCCGTCTTTCCCATTTCGCTTGAGAAATAATGGATATCAAAATTATCCATGTTCATCTTCACGAACTCAAGAGCAAAAGCTGTTTTCCCGGAATTTGTTGTACCGCTACAGACGATAATATTGTTGGGGTAGACCTCTACCATATCGTGTAATCCGAAGGGTAAAAGAAGGTCGAGGGGCGGCTGGGATTCTGCTAGAAAGTCTATCTCTTCTATGTCGTCAACAATCTTCCTATATCTACCATTCTTTTTGCTAGTATTTAGGATTATTCCCTCGGTTACCATTCGTGATAAGACCTGTCTAACAGCCGCCTTATCCTTTGGTGACAGCCTTCCCATGTCGGAGTACAGATTGGTTATCTCCCACTCTCCAACCGTAGCGTCAATCCACCCGCGAACATCTGCCGATAACTTCTTCTTGTGTTCCCCGGCAGAGTCATACAGTTCTACCAACGGTCTAATCTCTTCCATGTCCAACCGGCCGGACGCCGCCTGTGAAGAAATTGTGGAGAATATCTTCTTGCTAGCCACTTCCTTTATGAGGGTGGACACCGCAGATTGAAACTGTACATAGTTATTATTGTAGTCGCATTGAGGGTCGAACAGGTTAGAGAGATATGATTGCTTGTCCCCCTCGATTCCTATCAGGTTTTGCGCGGACAGGATTGGTATGGTTTCACACCGAGTCTCTTCCCAAAGTTTGTTTATCGCATGGAATATCTCCTTGTCTACCCCAGTAAATAGAGAGTCATTCAGCTCAGTTGTCTGCTCTAGAAGTTTCGGGGACAACAACAATGCCCCGAGTATCAGTTGGGAAGTGTTCTGTATCACCTAAAACCTCGTAAACATGTAGTACCAGAATAGCGCGACCGACCCTATTATCAGTCCCCACACAAGACCATGCAATAGATAATGTCCGGCAACTTTAAGGTCTATCTTTCGCATTTTACACCTAGCACGATGTCCAAAGACAGAATAATATGACTAGGCACCACGTTAAAACTTGGGTAGCCGTATGTTCTAAAGCACTAATCTCTATCTTGTTCACTTTTCTTTGACCTACCTATTTTAATCCTTTCTGATTCTATCAACCCAGCCTCTTTACCCCTGTAAGAATACAGAACAACTTCCTTCCCGTTCTTTTGCCAAAGCTCTACGAAGCAATAATCTAAATTAAACCTATACTTATCAAACTCTTCTTTGCGCTTTGTGATATGCTTATCTAGAGTACACTGAATAAATGCAACTTTCCTGTCTTCCTGAACAGCCACCAAGTCTGCCCCAAAAATATCGTCACCCTTGGTAATCATCTTGCCGGGGCCGACAAACATAGCTATCCGTCCGCACAGGTGAACACTGTACCCCATGTTCTCCAGATACTTCTTGCACCACGTCTCGAAAGCCCTTCCCTTAGTTCTTGTGTTCATGTTCCACCTTTACCTTAGCCAACCCGTCCTTGACAAACCCCAACATCAAAGCCGTGGCAAACGACACGTCGAACGTGCGCCCCTTGATGAATGGCCCACGGTCTGTGACTTGCGCCCGGACAATCTTACCGTTCTCCAGATTGGTTATCTTCACCATGGTTCCAAGCGGAAGATGATTACAGGCTATGGTCAAAGCATACTGATTGAATATTTTCCCGTTGGCCATTGTTTTACCGTGGTACCCCGGCCCGTACCATGACGCTATCCCCGTCTGTCCAAATGACGGGGGGCGTATTAAGATTAATAGAATCAATGATATAAGTAGTCTTTTCATTCTTTCTCCTTTGTCTTGTCCTTGTCTATCTGTTCCTTCTTTCCTTTCCGGTTATAATAACACCATCCACACGCCCCGTGGTTCCGGCACGCGGGGTCGAAACTCTTGGATTTCCGGTACGGCTTGCGGTGTTCCTTTCCATGGGCTATGGCCTTATCTAAGGACACTACTTCTCCACTTCGAGACCGAGGATGTCGAGAACCGATTTGGTTCTATCTGTAGCCACGGGTAAGGTTACTTCTAGAGAGGAGTAAAACCACCTTTCCAACTTGGCCACCTGCTCCCGCGTGACCTTGGGCTTCTGGGCGAGCCGGGCGCGGAGGTGGTCTTCCGCCGTCATCGCACGAGATTTCCGCTCACACTTATCGCTCTGGCAACACAGTTCGCAGTTGCCCATGCTGTTCAGCACAGAGAGGGCCTTTTCGTCGGTCATGGAGCCGGAGGGAGGAGTCGAACCTCCGTCCGTGGGCTTACAAGGCCCCGGCTCCACCCCGGACTCCGGCATGGACTCGATGAGGGAACGGAGAGCCAAACGGACTCCACTATTGTGCTTTCCCCAAGAGCAATCTCCACAACGTTCCAAAAATTCTAGCATATCCTTCTTCGTCGGTTCAGTCATGGGAGGCCTCCAGCTGAGTGTCTTCGATTCTGTATCCCTCCCCATTCGTCACAAGGGTCTCTAGGGCCGCCCTGTCATCCGAGGCGGCGATATCTTTCCAACGGTACGTGTATATGTATGCTGGCATGGAGTGGTTTCCCAAAATATTCGGCATAATTATCTGTTCCCGGCGTTGGAGTCTATATCTCATTCCTTCCCCTCCTTAACCTTGTGGGGCCACCGCCCGATTGCCAGGCCAAATATATAGGGAGTAAGTTTCCCGCAGTTAACGTTGTCCAACAGCCACATCAGAAACCCGCTCATTCCTTCCCCTCCTTCGCCAGCTTCATCTCGATATCCACCATTCCATAACCTCCTCTGCTGTTTGCCACTTCGTCGTCAGGCCCCTCCGCTCTCGCTCCTTAAGCATCGCGTCGAATGCCCGGAGATATGCCCCCTTGTACTTTGGGTATCGTTCTAACTCCTCGGCTCGGTGATAGTTCATGGGACACCCAACACATCCCAACCGCTTAAACCCTTGGTCATACAGCGAGCAGTATGGGAGGTTCTCGGAGCGGATGAACTCCCAGACCTCGTTGTCTGTCCACGTCAGGATAGGGTTTATTTTTATCGTTCCCTTCGTCTTACACGGGTTGATAAGTTTCCACGACTTTTTTCTCCTCGGAGATTCTGCGCTACGCACACCCATAAGAACCACTCGGCCTTCTCCGCGTCCTTCCTTAAATTCCTTACAGCAATATCGGGCTAGTCGGGTGGGTGGCATGAGCTTTTGGGGTATCAATTTCCACATGCTTGTTTTGGGCTGTTCACGAAGCACGGTCGGATAACCGTCACGGATGAACTTAACCAGTTCCGGGGGGTCAACCGTTGTGATGTGATAGTGGGCGTCAAATTTTACCCCGGACATCTCGGCCAACCTATAGAGAGCCACGCTGTCCTTCCCCCCGGAGAATGCCAGGTAGTAGCCGTCCTCCGGCTCCATCATGCGTAGAAGCTCAATTGAGCTTTCGATGGACTGCCGGAGGAACAGGTTCTGGCTCACTCTGTTTCCTTCGCCAGTTTCCCGCCGTCGCGGATGACCGAGACCTGCTCGACGTGTAGACTTTGAGGACCACCGACCCTCACCATCCCTTTCGCTCTTTTCTTAGAGTCAAAGACAAAAATCATATCTCCGTTGTCATCCCAAATCACCGCCCACCACAGTTCAGCCGTCATGGTTTATAGCTCCCATCGCCCATATTGAGGGCCTCGTCGAGTCCCGGATTTCTACCGAGACCCGTCGCCGCTGGTAGTTTCGCGTTGTTCATTTGGTCCTCCCGTTCCATTTTCTTATGGCTCCCCGCTCTGTATCAGACGTCGGCCCGTTGGCCCCGCACTTAAGACAAATTACATAGTTTAGACCGCCATCAAACCCAAGGGAAAAAAGCGACGACTTACTGTTATCGCAGAATGGGCAACTTTTAATGACAGTTTCTTTGGCCTTCACTTTGTCTCCCTTTCCCTAAACTTGGCTTCGTCTATCTCGGCGTCCACGTGGGCGTCTATCTCACCCTGGATATCCTCGGGTGTCATCTCTACTTGTCCTGTCCCGCGACAGGTTTTACAGTTTGGTAAAAGACCGATATATTCTATTTCTCCTCCCGTTCCGTGACAATCCGGGCAGGTCTTCATGGCCACGTCCACTTCCTTGGGAACCGCGTCGTAGTAGCCCTTCATGGTTTTCTCCGCAGGATACGGCATACACCGCTAGTCCTTCCCGCCCGCGCTTCGTCGATAACGCTATATGGATTAGCGCGATACTTATTCCTGCACATTTCGTATATATCTACTCCCGTTGTATCAAAAACACCTATATAGAGATTTTTTTGTGGGTCTAGTATGGACACCATCAGCCCACTGGAGTACTGGTTTCTCTCTACTACCACAGCATCAGTAATGTCTTCCCACTCGTCCTCAAATGCCTTAGGAAATCCTTGCTTCAACACTTCCCTTGCCGTCGGGCACTTCTCGGCCATTCGCCTTACGTCACCCACCGTGATTTCAATCTTGTCATTGTCGTTCATTCCATTCCTCCTCCGTGAATTAAATTATGGAACCATCGTCCCCAAAATTGACGGTTTTCCCAAGTCCATTTAGGCTCATCAAGGTGGAACTCATCGTGGCACTTTCGGCATAACGGTATCACGTCGAACTTTTCCCCGCGTACCTTTGTTCTAGGGAAGTGCGCGTGCTCAACTATGGGGTTCCCACACGATATACACGGGCTTGACTTTACTAACTCCCAGTAAACATCGTTAGACATAAGTTTCCCCACCCCCCATGAGGGAGGCGGGGGAGACGCCGGGACGGGAGGTCTTTGTATCCCAACGTCTCCCCCTATTTCATCGCGGAGGTCAGATTTGGACAGGTACTTGGCCTTGGACAGCAGTTCGTCCCGCAACGTCGGGTCTTTCTCCAATTTTGGAGCGATGAGAAGTAGTTTAGTCCGGTCGATATCCAAAATCTCCGCGTCTGATACACCTAGTTTCAAACTGAACAATTCGTATATCCTGATTAAATCATACGCCTTTGACCGCTTAAATGCAATCTCTGGAGACCCAAGGAAGTCATTGAAACTATCGTGACCCAAGAGTTTCCATAGTCCGTCGTCCCGGTTTTCTTTGAGTCTACGCCCGAGGATTAGACAGTTCCCCCGGATATTGATTTGACAGGCGATGATGTCCTGGCGGTTCTGTTCGGCTATCTCTGCTCGGTCTTCTATAAGCTTATCGAGTTCGGTCACTTCTTCTTCTCCTTGAGCGGTAATATAGTCATGTGTTTGGCGACAATAGTTTTTCCCCCAATAGGAAACCGTTGAGTTCCCGAAGCTATCGGGGATGACCATTTAACCTTGCGTACTGTTTGATATCCCTTCCAACAATTCCAACGGGCTTCCCGCCGTGTGGTGTACAGATGAAACCCTGAACGATATGATTCTTTGTGGCTAGTCTTTATCACAACATCCGTGTCGGCTCGGTATCGTTTACCTATTTTATATGGGGCAAACTTATAAATATCGTGATAAATAATCCCATAAAGTTTTCCTTTTTCCCCCTTACGAAACAGTTTCCATCCATACCCTTCCTTGCCATACTTCTTGATTGTGTCTTCTTTGCTATCGAGAGTTGCTAGGCACATTCCACGGCTCCTTTCGTAAACTGGGGGCATTCCCCCGCCACGTTGCAGTATTCGTTGCACCTGACAGGATTCCCTTGTTTGTCGAACCACCGTTCATCGCGGGTACAGTCCCGCGCCTTGGAAATGTCATCCATGGCAACCAATATCTCTCTGATTGATTTGGTCACGTGTTCATCGACCACATTGTCATCCACCCACGGGACGGGGATACGGACAATTGGCATTATTCCAGTCTTCTGGTACAGTCCACGGTTCCAGTCCTTGACTAAGGCTTGTAGTTGCATTTTCTTGCAGTTGGGGAACCTATGTCTCCGGTAGATATTGAGTTGCCACTTATACGAGTTGTTCGTCCAGTCCTTCTTTTCGACCAGATACATCACGTCATAGTAGTATTTCAAGGTCTTGTAATCGGTTAGAGCGTCCCCCGACCACTCGTATTGGTCTGGAGTCCCGCGCAAGATAACATCCCGCCCGTCGATTATTAGGTGAACCTCAAAGTAATTGTCCTGCTCGAAGGTATAGCGTTCCCCCGTCCCTGAATTACCGTACCGCCCCAAACCTATTAACTTATCTTTCTGCTTCTCCACCATGGCGTGATAGGCCGTGCCGAACGTGGCCCATATGCCCTTGAATGGGTCAACGTAGTAGTCGTTCAGGCGTTCCCACGCGGCTATCCTAGGCGGTTTCTGGAGTTCCGTTACCCTGAACACGTTATCCCTCTT